CCAACACCCGTCGGAGCAAGAATAACACCAATCTCACCTTTAGCCAAACCCCCCTTTAACAACCGATCAATACCTGAAATACCCATTGGTATTGGATGACGATAATCTTCATTTAATACATCGTCCAAATTGGAAAATACATTGGTCAAACCCTCTTCTCTTTCACCAACTTGTAATGCACTTCTCACCAACCCTTCAACCTTATCATAATTCTCAAACTCACCACCATCGATGATTTTTTGAGCGTTATTCATAGCCTTTTGTAACTCTTGTTGTTTACAGAATTTTGTCGCTTTTTCTTGAACAAACTCAGCACCCTCAATGGTAACTTCCTTAACATTTTTAATCGTATCCAATACGATTTTTGATGCTGATTCTTGTTGTAATTCAGCTTTGGTAATTTGTTCTAATGTATCAAAAGTTGGAACATGTTCATATTTCGAATAATATTCCTTAATCATCTGAATGATTAACTTAAAATACTTATTTTCAAAATAATTTACACTTATAACATCAATGATTGATCTTGCGAAGTTCTTATCAAGTACCAATTGGTTTAATAATTGTAACTGAAATCCACTACCCAAATATTCGAAATTTTTATTTTTACTCATGTTTTTTTTGATGTTATGTTAACAATAAATATTACGCAACTAAGGTTACATTACCAAATTCGTATGTTAAATTTTCAGTTGAAAATAGGTCAGTTAATTCCAATAAAAAATTCTTCAATAATGGTCTAACATCAACAGTATATCTAATTTTTGGTGGATATACCTTAGCATCAATTTCTCTATGGAAAATCGTTCTATCACCTTGTTTGATGAAGATTTTAATTGATTCATCACCTTCAGTATTTGACGTTTCCATAACATTTGGATTATTCATTATTTCATACATACTATCCAACATATATGTTGCAGTTTTAATTCTTAACTGATTCTCCAATCTAGTCTTAAATGTTGATACCAAATCATATAATTCAACAGAATTCTTCGCATTATTATTGAATTCTCTTACGTTAAAAAATCTTTGAACAATGATGTTATCATTTATTTTCATCATAAATTCCAATTTAGTTAATTCGTTCTCTCTCATGATTTTTACTTTTTATATTTACGTTTTTCTTTTCTTGTTAATTTCAAAAATGGTGTTAAAAAATTCACCCAATTGTTGTCTCCTTTCGGAAGGAACTTGAAGAACCCATCTTCCATCATCATCCTGATTACGTTCCTGTGACCTCGACCATCCGGGTCTAAGGTTTCTGAATAATATTCCTTTACTATTTCTTTTCCATCTTCTGTTATTAAGGGGTTAGACAAATCTACTATCTGTTCATTCACTTCATATAATTCTTTTCCAAAGATACCACTTTTTGATCTACCAGACAAGATATTGTGTAAAATTTTATTGTCCTTGTCATTTTTATGTAATTCTTCAGCTCTTAATAAAATATCGTTAACACTAACTTCATTTTCAAGTATCTCAGGAAATAATTTCATAATCGTCTTTTCACCAAGGAAATACACACCATCAATATTGTCCGACTTATCACCAGCAATAACCTTATACGTCTTTATATTATAATGGGGAATCTCAATATCCTTTAACTTAATCTTATCACCCTTCTTATAATATTGCCTCATATCAGGCAAATACACCCTAACATTATCCGATATTAATTGGGTTAAATCACGATCTCCAGAAAATATGGTCTTATCTTCATCAGGAGAAATTTGACAATAATACGCAATCAAGTCGTCACCCTCGTTATCATCAACGATAATCTGACGAATGAATAATTCCTCCAAATATAACTTAACCCTCTGTTTTTGTTCCGAAATTGAATTTGATTTCTCTTCACTGAACGTCGTTTTCCTGTTTTCCTTATACTGGGGGTATAATATTTTCCTTGCAGTTGAATTATTTTCACCATCCCACACAACAACGACCTTATCGAAATTTTCAGTGTCTATAAACCTACGAAGGGTGTTTATAAAATGCCAAACACCTCCAACATGTTTACCGTTGTGGAAGAAGTCTTTGACACCATAACACCCTATTGTTAATAAGTTATTACCGTCAACTAATAACGTTTTTATCATTTAATTTTTAATTATTCGATTCAACAATAATAATAATATAAGAATATATTATTAAAAAATCAAATGTTTTTTATTCTGTTAGATTGTTATTGGATGGATTGTTGGTTTTGTTATAACGATTCAAAAACTTCTCCTCGTATCGTTCAGTCCATGTGATAATTCCGTTAATATATAATTCATAAACTTCATCATCAGTTACTCTAGGTACTTCACGGATTTTATATATTAAACCCCTTTCCCTACAAAAGATTTCGGCAGTCAAACGTTTCGTATCAACCTTGTCGGAACCCCATAAGTTCTTCGGTTTACATTCAATCATATATTTATCCTCCAATATGAAATCTGGTACATAATTACTGGTCTTCCCCTGATATTCATAAGTCATGCGATATTCACTAGATTCACCATTCTTCCATTTAATATCATATTTCTCAATAACATTAATCATATATGATAATTCCAACAAACTCCTAAAATACCAACCCTTATACCATCCCGACCATCCGTTACCAGACCCATATGGGGGTGTTTTACCATACCAGTAGTTGTCTTCACCGCGGCGAGCTTTTTTCTTAGCACATTCACGATTCATTTCATCCGCAATTTCAACCCCATATTTCTCGACCCAAACGGAATAATATGATTTACCCTTCATTGGTGAATTTTCTCTCATCCAATCACTCAAAAATTTACGATACTCTTCCGATTTAATTTTTTCATAGTGTTGTTTCCGTTTTTCACTGTTGTTCGAAGTTTCAATCATTTTTTCCATAGATTCTTTTGTATGTTTCTTACCAAAAAAAGGATTTTTTTCACCCTTCTTCACACAAGAAGAACATACTCCAGGATTTTTAGAATTTTTTAACGCTGAACTATATGAATACCTTCGTGTAAAGTTAATAATTTTTCCACATTCTTTACAGTTAATATAACAAGGTTGATCCCACTTTTCAGCATCTTTACAATGGTATCTGTTTTCTCCCATTTTCTACATATTCTTTTAACAATTTATTAATTAGGGAAGAAATGTTGATTGCTCTATCCTTAAAATAACCAGGTAGTTCGGGATCAATTGAAATCCCAATTTTAACCTTTTTTTTCTCGTCGTCAATTTTTTTTCTTCCCATATATTATATAAATAGTCTAAAGTTTAGTAAAAGTATAAAAAATATGATTTTTTTTTTATTAATTTTCATCCGAATCCATTGAAGCGGTTTCAGTTAATGTAAAATCAGCACTTCCCATTTTTTCAACCCAATATCCCGCATATTCTTCTTTATACTTATCCAACGCTTCTTTCGTATCCGGAATAAACCCATTATGAACTGCAATAATTTTACAGTCTTTATAACCCAATCCATTTACGTGGTTTTTAAGTATTGATATTTTTGTCCTAATAGCAAATGCTATTTTTCTTTTATTTTTAGTTGCGTCAATATGGTTAATACCCGCCTTTTTTTGATTTCCAAATAAAAACACTAACGAAGAAGCCAACCATATCGCCTCACCACCCTTAGGACGAATCTCTGGTTGTCCCATAGGGGAATCTGGGAGTTCTATCCAAGGTTGGTTAACTACAACTAATGTATTATAATAGGGGAAGTCTTCTTTTTTAGATCTTGTAATACGTGAATGAATCCCCATCCCTATTTTATCAGCTAAAACTTTAGCATTATGCATTCCCCCACCTTTACCTTCAAAAGTCATAAAACAAGGAATTGATCCAATAGAGTCCCATAAGAATAGTAGGTTATACGGAATATCACCCTTTTCTTGAGCGTCAAGGATATCATTTATAAAGTCGGTTGCTTGTTCAATATAATCAAACGAGTCATTAAAGATAAACTGACCATCCCATTCCCCATCTTCATTTTGTTCCGCTTGAAGTCCTAACTCAACTGCGTGAGACCAGGACCATTTCTTTTCCGTTATAATAAACACTGGTAGATGACCTTTTTTTTGTGCGTCGGCCGCCGCTAAAACCATTGCAGTCGATTTTCCTGCATTTGAATGCCCCAAGAGCATATTTAAACCCCCCATTATTGGTCCTGGTAACCCACAAGCTTCCATGAACGCTTCACCACAATTATAATACGCTTCAGGTTTATACTTTGTTTTTGTTGAGAATTTCTTTTTGATATCCTCGAAATTAAATTCTTTCTTTTTTAATGCCATGATTAATTATTTTTTATAATAGTAAAAAAAAGGTAGTGATATTTCAACCACTACCTTATATAATCTTAATTAGAATGGTAATTCTTCTTCAGGTTCATCATTTGCTTGTGGATCAACATAAGTTTCAGTTGTTGTCTCCTTTTTTGTTGTACCTCCGAATGATTCAGTTGATGTTGTTGAATCACCATAAACATATTTTCCTTGTTCAGAATCCCATCTTGGAGTCTCACCTCTTGCAATTGCTTCAAGATATTCAACAGGTTTTTTTGAATAAACATCTCTCCAAGTCGTTTCGTCGTTTGCCCATGTTGTTGATGTTTCCGTGATATCATGAAGTGGTGCCGGATCTTCATACATAACAGTTTGAATAACCGTATATTCACCTCCTTTTGGACTCTTAGCCGTCGCCAATTCTAAGATAATATCTCTACCATTGTTTACGTCGGTAATATCACCTTTTGAACGGAATAAAGGGATGATTTTGTCCAATACTCCTTCATTTTTGTAGTTGTGTTTGAATCTCCAGAATTTTGGCCCATCTTGTTCATTATCTCTATCAATAACTTTAACAACGTAGAATTTTCTTGTTCTATATTGTTCAGCTAATTTCTTGTCTGAATCTTTACCAGTACTTCTTAAATCTTCATAAACCTCGTTTAATGGTGAACGTTCGTTATCATTCTTTTCAGGATCATAGAATTTTTGTGTTTTACCATCCAAATAAATTTCATGGAACCATGCCTCTTTGAATGGTGAAGAACCATCATTCGTTGGTAGAATTCTTAATCTTTTTTGTCCTTGCTTTTCACCTTTTGGTAGGATTGCCGCAAAATATCTTTTTAATCTGTCTTCTTGGGACATTTTATTCCCAGTTGAATTTCCGTTTTGTTTTGTTTTCTCATATTGAGATAACACTGAATCTAATACATTTGTCGTCGCCATATTTTATAATTATTAATTGTTTAGGTAAAGATAAGTGAGAATAACCAGTTTGTCAAATAATATTAAATAAAAAAGGTCAAGTTTTTTTGACCTGACCTTTTAATGTTTTGATTGTTAATTAAATATAATATTTCTCATACTTTTCCATAACCCCATCAACGATTTCATATAAGTGATTGGTGTCTAATATGTATTCATCATCTTCATTAATTGTATTGTATCCATAAAACTCAGTGGTTTGGTTTTCCTCATCCCAATCACCGTTTTCATCAAGACCATAAACCGCAACTTCGTAACCATCTTTTAAGAGATAATACATATTTCTTAATGTTTCACCATCATTATAAAGAGTGATTTCTTCAACATCGATCTCATTTAAGTCAAACGAACCATTAATCTCAATGAAATCAGTAATAGTTTTAATCATATTTTCACGAGTTAAGAAATTATAACCCTTCATAAATTTTCTAAGTGAATCATAACCACCAACCGCATCTGACGCCGATATAATTCCTCGTCGATTAATTAACCCCAATAATTTCTCTTGTCTATTAATAGGTGTTTCTTTAACCTCTTTAATCACTCGTTTCACAATAAATTATTTAACATTTATAATCCCATCTTCATCTTCAAAATCTCTAAACGATTTTTTAATATCACCAGCCGAATAATCTTCAACTTCATCTTGAGTTAATATATATTCATCTTTTCCAGTCTTTTCGAACTTTTCTTGGTTATCAATAAAAAAATCACTTAGTTTTTGGTTGAATGGTCCAGAATCAAGACTTCTTAATTCCAACTTTTCTTCAGGTGTTTTTGTTCTATATTTCTCAATCTTTGTCTCCAAATCATTTAACTTGCTAACGATTCCATCCATTTCACTCAACTTTGATTCCAAGTTATTTAAGTGATTGAATAGTGTCTCAAAATATTCTTCTTGTTTTTGTTCAACATTTTTTTGTGTCTTAACCAAGTCTGTAATATCCAACTCTTCTTTATTTTCTTCATCACCAACCTTTTCAACTTCAGGATCTGACGCAACATCAACAGGTTGAGCCGGTGCTGGTGGTGGAGTTGCGGTCGCATCTGCCGGTGTTGCCATTGCTGGGTCAACAGGTGGTGCTAATGCATCATCTGCCGGTGGTAAAGTGGGGTCAGCCATCGGATCTTCCGCCGGAGGTGCCGGTAACGCTTGCTCATTAATGTATTTATTAATTGAGTTGTATCTCGCAATTTCTTCTAATATTTTCTTATCGATTCCCATCTTTTAATTAACCGTTTAATAATTGTTTTATTCCCGTTGTTGTTTCAACTTGGATTTTTTTTGAGGTATTCATTGTGTTATCAACTCGTTCAATTAAACCATCCTTCATTCTAATAGTATAACATGTTCCAGTATCTAAGTCACATACTTCTTTATAACCGTTACCGGCATCCTTTTCAGTGTGACGGGTATTTTTACCCAAATAGTTGTCTAATAATAATTTCGTGTTCATAATCGTACTTTATTTATAAATATGTTGTTTAATTAAAAAAGTTTTATTATTAAAAATAATGATTCGATAACTTTTTTACGGATATATTGTCCATAAAAACCTTACACTCACCCCATTTAACCCATATTCATCACTCAACCACTGAGTCAATATATCTTCAACATCAGTATCTATAAACCCAATCCCATTGGTAAAAAATGACCAAATATAATCCCAGTTAATAAAAACTAATTTAGTTTCATTGTTATAACCTATAATATTATCACCATTATCAAAACGATATATTATCCAATTAGGTTTTTGTTTATTACGAACAACTTCAAGGTCACTAAATAATTTCAAGAATTCATTGTAGTCATTGTTAAAACCTATTTTATATAATTTATCAAAACCACCCATTCTCTCAGCAACTTCTTCCCACCCACTTTTAAGAACATGTTTTTTTAATACATCACTCTTAGATAACTTTTCTTCTTTTAATATTCTTCTAATTAAATTCTTCATTTTTATAATTTATTAATCCTTAGATTGTAAACATCATCCAACCGTTTTCTGTTCCATTAATTACAGGGAATTGGTGTAACCCCCCTTAAATTGTAGACCTCATCCAACTAATGATTTTATTCCCTTTTCCCCAAACAGTGTTGTGATTCCCCTTAAATTGTAGACCTCATCCAACCTTGAGAAGAGAAGGAAGACCATCAGATAATGTTGTGATTCCCCTTAAATTGTAGACCTCATCCAACCACTTACTCATAATATCCTGAATTTCATCATACTTAAGACTGATCCCTTCTTCAAAAAATGACCAAATAACGTAATA